CACTGCTGCCGACGCTGTTGATCTGAGGATGGACGGTCTTGCAGCCGTATCACCTTTGGCTACGTTTGAAGAGCCGTACGATTGGGAGACGTTTTTTCTGTTGACCAGCCCTTTGTGAGAGTGTATAAGAAAAGTCTTATACGTCTGGAATAGAAGAGGAGTTATCTGGTGTCTTATCCCACGATGATAAAAGGAGATGGTATGACCTACTTGTCTCTTGAGCAGATGGAAGGCGTTCCTGATTTCATTGTCGAACGGTGGAGCGTTGGCGATTGGCGCGTCAAATGGCGGACTTCGGCGGGATGCTCTGGACCCTATCCGAGCAAGGCGGAAGCTTTGGCGTCGATCTCTGAGGAGGCCGCGTGATGGAAATGCGAAAACTAACACCCGCACAGATTATGGATATCCCCCTTGAGGAGCTAAGGAGGATTCTTGAGATTCGCGCAGTAGAAAGCGGCTTTTTTAATGTCTACATAGGAAGTCGGGGGAAGGTGTGCTTGACGAGTGAAATTGAAAGTATCTGCATGAATGGCGCGACAGTCCAGATTAACCTTGCGACCGCTGCGCTTGATGATGTGATGGAAGACGAAGCTTTTCAGTATGCGTTCGGAACGCCTGAAGAGGAGGCCGCGTGATGCATATGCATTTTATTGAGGACGAACAAGGCGATGTTGTGGACATCGTTCCCTACTGTTCGGACTACTGCCACCGAGAAGGCGAAGGCGACGACTATCAAGGCTGGAACGGTTGCCACGAAGGTGCAGACTACGATCAGGAATGCGCTAATTGTGGCGAAAAGCTGGAGGCCGCATAATGGAGTGGTTCGAAGATTGGCTGCAAAGAGTGCTGGAAAAGCTGGCCTTCTGGTTGGAGGACAAGAAATGATTTGTCCAAAATGTCACGGCAACGGGTACGTGATCGAACAGATGCGAGTCCTGCGTCAGGTTCGGCAGTGCGTCAGGTGCCGCTCGCAGGGTGAAACAAAGGAGTCTAAGGATGAGAAAACTAACGAAAATTGAACAGGCGAACGCCGACAGTTTAGAAGGCGCGGCATTATTCCATGTAACGAGAACCATTTTGGACAAGAATATTCAGGACTGCAACGCCGCGCTGCGCGATATGCTAAAGCGTGAAGGCGTAATCAATTACGCCGAACTAAACCCCGGCGACAAGGTAACGCTCGAAGGCGTCTATTCCGACGGGACAGAAACGACGATTTCCGCGTATAGGGCGAAGACGCGCGGCGACAAGCGAATCTGGTTTAACAGCTTAAAGAACCACGCCGACGCTGGCGATATCATGGCGCTGGTGATACGCTCCGGAAAACTGGTTATCCAGAACGTAACGAAGGGAGTCGTCGTCGCCCTGTTCGCCATTCCCGCGCTAGATACGATGGCGCGAATGACTTTCTAAGTGCGTTGACTCCGCACCAAACTTGGCCCGCCATCGTGCGGGTCTTTTTTTTGCTTGATTGGCTGGGATTTCTCCTATACTGTGCGACTCCCTACACCAGAACAGGAGTCATAATCGTGGAAAATTTAAAGATTACCATCGTTGATGATAGCGGTAAATATAGCGCGGTTGATACGGGGCCTGCGTTCAAGATGGGCGCTCTGAGCGTGTCAGACCCCAACATTATACAAGCGGATGCGCTGGATGCGGTGTGTAGCTCTTTGCTTGCGCTTTTCCCAAATGACCTCGTCAAACTGCGGGTCAGCTATGATTTAGGGAACCACTGAAACTGTCAACACAGGAGTCAACGTTATGTCATATACAAGCGACTACGGAGAAGGCCGAGGCAACGGTTACGACTATGAGCTAGGAATGTCTAACAACGCGCTAGCTGCCTACGACAGAGGCGTCAAGCCATTGTCTAAGATTACGATGGAAGATTTGAAGAAGGCCGGTTGGTCTCAGACTAAGTCGTTTGCCCTGTTCTTGGCGGGCACCGGGTTTTGGCGCAGCACCGAGTGGCACCATTCTGGTGGCGAATGGTTCAACAAAGTTAACTTTTATTGTCCATCGCATTTGGCAAATAAGTGGCTTGGAAAGTCCGATTCGGACCGCGCGACGCTGCGGGCGCAGTACAAGGAATCGAGGGTCAAACACCCCGAGTCGGATGGTGTTGCGGTCACCGGAAGTTATACAGTTTGGGGCGGTTCCCGTCGCCGTCCGCGACGTATGGGCGAGCAACCGTTCACTGGGTTGAAATTGGGCGACTGGATTCATATGACCGGGGGCGGAAAGAAAAAGGCAAGCGGTCGTTACGTCACGTGGCGGAAAGCGGAGATATAGGAGGGCAAGCGCCTTGGTCCGGGAAGCGTCGCCGATTATTCCGGCGGCGTTTTTTTTGCTTGATTGCCTAGGATTAATCCCATAGGATAAGTTTTCTTATCCCCTACTAGGAGTCAATCGAATGCCCACAATGCAAATCGACATAACATTTTCGGATGACAACGAGCGGAATCGTGGGAACGGGTTCCCCCATGCTTATCCGGGAATCAAGCAGGAGATTCGCGACCTTATCCAACAGCGAATCAAAATGGCGCTTCTGCTTTGCAACGGAAACAAGACTGCGGCGGCGGAATTGCTGGGCCTTGCAAGTTATCAGACGCTAACGAATTGGATAACGAAATATGGAGTCGAAAATGATTAGATATATTAAAGCATTGCGCCGCGCCTTAAAACGCAGCGATTTTTCTGGAGTCTTATTATATGACGGCCC